GATTTATCCATTTGCAGGTTTCTTCCATGTTGGATATAGCTTCAGAGGTAGGTGGCCATCTTTTTGGCTTTCGATCCATCATGGCGATTTCTCTTTTGGTGTAGATGATCTCTGGCCAAGCTGACATATAGCCATTAACCCTAACAGCAGGAAGCCTGCTCAAAGTTCTGACCGCCTCCTCAAAGCGATCAGCAACGATTTCTTTAGTCCATTTTTGATTTTCCATTTTTTTGCCTATTTTGATTGTTGTAAATTTTGTTGCCAATTTGCTTGATAAGCTCTTGCTCATCCCAGCTCAGACGCTCATCATCTTTTTTGACCACCAATATTCCGTCATTTTTCCAGCCATCTTTTTTGACTTTCTCAATGTCGATTTTTACTGGCTTCATTCTGCCAAGTGGGCTTTGATAATCCTTTTGCATACTTATCTCGTTTGATCTTTGATTACTAAATCCAGCAGAGCTAAGGCATCAGCCTCATTGTCATCTTTGGGAGTAAATCCCATTTCAGTGATTTTACTGATGATCTGGCTTTTTGAGGCATTGCCTTTGCCGGTGATATGCTTCTTGATCGTGCCGACTGGAATGCCAAGATATGGGATATTTCCTGCTTCGCACCAAGCGGTAAGATGAGCTAAAAATCCACCATACGCATGGGCTGCATCAACTCCGATATGGCGTCTGACTTCCTCGAAGTAGATTTGATCAACCACACCAGAGAGCTTGTTCATTTCATCAAGCCAGTTTTTGAAGCGAAGATATCTCATGCCACCACCTTCAAAGCGATCTGATCTGAAGTTTTCAGTTCCGCTGAGAATTTTTTGATCTGCCAGACAAACTGCCCAGCCTGTTTTTGTGCCTAGATCGAGTGCTAGAATTTTTTGTGTTTTCATAATTTTTTAAAATTTAGTTAATTTTGATTTGTAATTTGTTGTTTTTTGAACCCTTGATCAGCTACCCCATATTTTTACTATGGGGGTTTCTTACCCCCATATGTAATATGGGGGGTTACAACCACGGAACTTAAATAAGTTACCTTAAGCCATATGAGTACTGGGTTTATACACTGCGAAACTTGAATTTTTTTTGAGCATTTTTTTGACCAGTGCGGAACTTGAATAAAGCCAGTGTTTATATGCTTTTGTGACAATTTGCTAAAATTGAAATGCGGAACTTGAAGGGGGTAGTGCAGAACTTGACTGCGGAACTTCAAGACCCTTGTAAATACTGGGCTTAACTTTAAGTTCCGCATTTTGTTATTTTGATTTTGCGGAACTGCGGAACTTGGTGCAGAACTTGATTTTTTTGCTAAATTATACATCATCTTCCTCATCATTTTTTGGCCATATTATTGGCTCTTTTACCTCTAAAACCGTTCCTACATTTGGTGATTTATAGTGAGTTGGAAAAATATTTATTTTCTCGTTATCAGGAGATATGAATTTCATGCTTTCAACACATAGAATTCCATATTTTGACCTTATATTGCTGATGCCAAGTTCACTGAAATTTCGATTAAATTTGATAAATCCTTTGGTGGATAAAACAGATATCCTTCTGCTTATTGAGTCGATATATCCAAGACCTTCTTTATTTTCGAATTTCTCAGCAAACTGATTATTGGTGTAAAGATTACCCTTGAGAGATTCAGATCTGATTAGATTTAATATCACCTCTGCCTTTCTATCCCTTTCAGCGTCAAGTTTTTCTCCGTAGGTTTTACGAACCAATCTTTCTCCAAAAGGATTTAACTCAACCCATTTATTATCTTCTTTCTCAACGATTTTGCGTGGAATAGATGAACCATTTCTCAGTTCAAAATATAGATTTATTCTTGAGTCAAGCTCGTCAGGGCGATGAAGAATTAAGCCGCTTGAATAGAAACTTCTTAAGCTTCCGGCACCAGAAAATGCTTGAAACGGATCTTCTTCAACTTCTTTCTTTTTAATCTTTTTAGTATGATGGCAAAGGATAATGCCCATATCTGAGTTGAGCATTGAGCGAAGTTTCTCAATCCTATTTTGCAGGAAAAATAACATGGCATTATTGTCATTTTCGCTGGAGCCAGGAGCCCCTCCGTCAAAGAGATTCCTGATTGGATCAATGCATAAAATATCTATCTTTTGATTAGGAAAATTATGAGCGATGGTTTTATAAACTGTATCAACGCCATTATCATTTAGAATCATTTGAATGTTGGTCGTAGAGACTAAATTGCTGGACGCTTTAGCAATTGTTTCTTTTGAAACTTTTAGCTTCTTGATTCGCTCTCTCATATAATGATAGCCAATCTCAGCTTGCAGATAAAATATACGAAGAGGTCTTGGTGGTTTTAATCCAAGAAATGATTCACCTGCTGCCATATGGATTAAGAAATTTATTAAAAAATCACTCTTTCCAACTTTGGGAGCACCGCCAATCAGAAGAAGTCCACCTGGGGTTAATAATCTTGGCGAGATCAAATCCTCTGGCATTGGAGTTTCATCATTTAGAAACTCTGATATGGTGAAGCTTGGCAATTTTGGATCAAAACTTTTTGCAGTATTTAGGAAGCTTCTAATATCAAATTTCTCTGCTACAGCATCATGAGCATCCCATTTATCTTTCTTGTCATCAGGAGGGCTTAAAACTGAAATGAAAGAGCAGATATTTGTTAGATGCTTAGATAATCTTTCTGCATAGCTAATTCCTGCCTCATCATTATCTGGCCAGATGATTAATTCTTTGCCTTGAAGTGGTGACCAGTCAGTTTTTTCAATTGGAGCATTTGCACCAAACATTGCGGTTGTTGCAGTAAAGCCATTTTTAATTAAGGCATCTGCTGTTTTTTCTCCTTCAACGAGGATTATTTTTTTAGAAGTTGCAATTCCTGGAATATTATAAAGCGGTCTGATATCTGGTGCTTTTGCTTTTCTTGATTTTATATCCCAAATTCTAAATTGTTTACCTTGATCATTATCGTAGCGATAAACAACAGCAAGGAGTCGGTTATTTTTATCAAGATAGTTCCACTCAGCAGATGGCTTGCCAAGAATATCCATTGGAGGAAGTTTTTGAACTGGCTGGAATTTCCGGTTAGTTGGCTTATTTCCTAACCACTCATTAATTTCAGTTAGAAGCTTTGGAAATTCATTTTTGCTATAGCCTCTAACCTCAGCCCATAGGTTAAAAAAATCACCGCCTTGGTTAGTAGCAAAATCAAACCAGCTTCCTTGCTTATCTCCTTGCAATTGAACAACTAGGCTTTTGCCTTTATTACCTTCTGTGTCACCAATATAAAAACAGTTATTTTGAATATATCCTTGAGGAAGCAGATAATGCAGGGCTTCATCTATCCTAGTCAGCAGATCATTTCTAATGCCATCAGTATCAAGTTTTTCTGGAACAGAATATTGATTATTGGCGCTGTTAAAATCTAAAAAATCATTCATATTTATTTAAAATTTGAGATTAAAACAACGTTCACTCCATGGGCAAAATCGGCATTCAAAATAGGAAGAATCGCTTGATATTCTGGGTAGTAATTCTCCTGCCTCAGTCGCCGTTAGAATCTTGACTGCTTTATCACTTAGGCTCTGAGCTAGGGATTTATCAAAAGGGATTAGTTCAAAATGGATTTCCGCTGTATCCTTATTAATTGCGGTAAAAAGAGCGGGGTTTTTAGAAATATCAGGGATAGAGCTTTCCATGTAAGCCTGATAGATAGCAATTTGAGCCGCATAGATTGGCTTTGAAATTACTAATCCTTTTTTGACGGTGTCGTTCCAAGATTTGTTGTTGAGAGATTTACATTCCCAGAGCATTGGGAATTTTAGGTTTAACTCATTTGGAGCTGATGTAATTACGCCATCAATATGACCCTTGATCTTTCCACCAACTACAGAGAAGCCAAATTGATCGCCATTTGCTTTATTGGTGACTAACTCAAAGCCTGTATCTCTTAACCATTTTATTGCTAGCTCTTCAAAAACATGTCCCGCTTGAAATATCCTTAAAATCTTGCCAGAAAAATTCTGACCTTCATCTTTTTGGGTTTTAGTATATTCGAATTGTAGAGCTCTATTACAACCGACCCCAAGGCGAGATGCTCCAAGATAATCTCTTGGAGTTTGCTGTTCATTTTGAATTGTTAGAGCTTTATCAATTAGAACTGATATTTCCTCTGATAATTTTGGTCTGTGGTTAAAATCTAGCATGGCAAATCCTCCTCTGAATCAGCTTCTTTTTGCTGCATAGATTCTTGATAAGCGGTGACAGCTACTTCAATTAAACAAAGGACTTCTTCCCTTGAATAATCAGCCAAAGGTCTGCTCATGCCAATTTCTGCCACATATTCACCGAGTGGCTTTAATGCATATTCGATTGAGTCTTTTTCTGCTTTAGTTAAATCGATCATTGTTTTTTCTTTAAAATGGTTACTAAAAATTTCTTGGCAGTTACGAGAGCAGAAATATTTCCTGTATTTCTGATTCCTCGGATCTCCTGCTCGAAGGGGAGGAGGAATAAATCCAAATCCTCCCGCTTCTCTTTTGCATATTTGGCAGACTTTCATGATACACCTCCCAGTAGCAGGTTCTTGATTTCTGTTTTGTTGAAGTGGAATTTGAGTAGATTGGCTGCCTTATATTTAGTGATGCCAAAGTCGGTTCGGTATTTATGAGGCAGAAGATTGATTTGCTTTATTGACGCTGCTTCATTGAGCCATTTTTTGGATTTGTAAGCGTTCTCATAAGTTTCATTTTCATTGAGAAAGTCATCAGCTGCAGCAAGGCAAATTTGCTTTGACCCATGGGCTAGTAATTTTATTCCTAAAAATTCACTGCCACCAATTGCGTGCCAATTATCATTTAGTAGAAAAGCTCCAGCAAAGGCATTAAAGCCACAGGCCATAAAGGAAGACTCATCATCAAATAAGTCGCACCATTGGAAATTTGATCTTTTGGTAAGTAGGTCAATTTCTGTCATCTCAAAATTGACTAATTCTGACCTTTCTGTTTCTTGAGTTGTTGTGAGATCAGCTCCGCATAAAGGACATTCTTTTGAAGCGGAAGGAATTAGAGTATTGCACTCAAAGCAGTTTTTCTGTGAATTTGACGGTTTTTTATTTTCTGACTTTTTGCTATTTTCTAAATTTGCATCAACCTCTAAACATCCGTGAGTTAGGCTTGAAGTTCCAAAATCTAAAATAATGCAATCATCTTTGGTGATATCAGGATAAAGATCGGGACATACTACTCGAAGTCCTCGACCTATCATTTGAATCATAGTAGATTTAAATGACGATGGGCGAAGTAAAACTACACAGGAGGTTGGTTGATAATCCCAGCCTTCAGTTAGAACGGCTACATTCACGATTACTTTTGCATCGCCAGTTTCATATGTCGCTAGAGTGTTTTTCCTTTCTAAATCAGTTAAATTGCCGTGAATTAAAACTGTTTTGACGCCATTATTATTGAAAATCTCTGCAACTGAAACTGCGTGCTTAATAGTGGAGCAGAAAATTACTGTTTTTCTGTCACTGGCATATTTTTGCCATTTATTAAAAACTTCCTGAGTGATAGGAGATTTATTCATAATCTCCTCAACTTCCTTCATATCAAAATCACCAGCAGTTTTTCTGACTGCTCCTAAATCTCTTTGCGTGCCGACATCAATAATGTAGGTTTTTGGTGGTACTAAATGACCAGAAGCAATTAATTCTGATATTCTGATCTGATCAGCAACATTAGAAAAAATACCAGATAGGTTTTTCTTATCACTTCTATTCGGAGTTGCAGTTACTCCATAAATTAGAAGATTTGGATTTATCTTTTTTGTTTGAGCGATAATTCTTTGATAAGAATCTGAGGTTGAATGATGAGCTTCGTCAATTACCAGAAAATCAATTTTAGGAATCTGGTTCAGGCTATTTTGCCTGCATAAAGTTTGCACCATAGCAAAAACAACCTGACCAACAAATGACTTCTCTTTAGCGTCAAAAATTGATGTAGAAAATTTAGGATTAATTTTAAGAAATTTATCCCTATTTTGAGAAGTTAACTCATCACGATGGGCAAGAATTAGAGCTTTTTGCTTTTTTTGAACTATCTCCCCAGTGACTTTGGATAGAATCAAAGTTTTGCCTGCACCTGTTGGAGCAATACCCAGAGTGTTACCATGCTCTTTTAGGGCGATAACACTCTTATTTACAAATTCTTGCTGTCTTGGTCTCAGTATCATTTTAAATTACCCTTAATTTATTTGATTACTGAGCCCAAGCTGGACGATTATTTGATGCAGTTTGTGACTGCGCATTGGATGTTTGCTGAGGTATGGAAATATTCCCCATCAATTTAGCATAATCCTTATGATCAGGAGTTATGGCAAATTTGATCTCATTCTTACCATCGCCATTTTGATCTTTACCAACAGAGATTTTTGCAACGAACTCAATGCCATCCAAATCTTTTAGACCATTTATGCGTCTGGCATTTTGGGCTTTTTCTGAATTGTCAGATTCGGCTACACCTCTTGCAGAGTTAAGAATGGCCTTTACAAAAGACCTGCCAATATTTGCCCATTCTGGCCCTTTTTCTGAGTGAAGACCAATAAGACTCCATATTTTGCGTCTAGCAAATTCACCTTCTAAAACGACAAATTCACAGGAAAGATAGATTGATCCTGTATTTTGGTTTTTGGTTGCGTATCCGCCACTCCATCCTTGATTAGCATCATCATGACCACCTGGTCTGATTTGCATTCTAACTTTTGCTAGAGTGTTGTTTGGAATTAAATCGTAAGATGCTTGATTGTCTGAATTGTTAAAATCGTTCCACATAATTATTTACCTTTATTTGAGTTATTATTATTAAAATTTGAATATTGGAGATGCTCACCGATGGGCTTTGCTTCTGACTTAATCTTTGTCATTAGCTTGCCTAAGTGAGGCTCTTCAATTACGTTTAATCGCCTTGATCTGTCTTTTGCAGGATAGGAAAAGGGATTGAGTGTTTGGCAGATGAACGCCCGATAGGAATCTCCCTCATCTTGTTTAATCTCAGCCATAGTGATGACTTGATCAACGATGCCTGGAAGTTCTAAACCAGTTTTTGATCCTTCAATTTGAGGGGAGTAGGTCTTGCGATTAAAGTCATCGAGCTTTTGATCTAAAATACCTACAAACCAGATATTCTTAGCTCTGGTATGCTGAAGATGGGTAAGCCAATTAATCATCTCTCTGCCATGCAAACCATAAGCACCTCTGGTATCTGGCTTTCCTGATTTATCAGATATTGCCTCTGGTTGACCCATTGCATATTGAAAACAAAGTCGACCAGCAACCGTTATTGAATCGATGAAGATGGTCTCGTATTTATCTAGAGATTTTGGATCACCAAACTTCTGACAAACTGCATCAAAATGTGCTTGGCTAAACTTTTGCTCAGGACGAAGTGATGGATTTGCACCACCAATAAATACGGCAAAATCACAACATTCTTCCCAAGTTTTAGGACGAATAGTATCTCCAGACCATCCCTCAACAGCTAGATCTCCTGCTTCCAAGTCAAAGAAAAGAGTAGTTTTTGGATCAAGAGTCCAAAGCAGACTAGTTTTGCCAATTCCGCTTGGCCCGAAGATACAGCCTTTGATTCCTCTAGTTTCCTTTAAACGCTCATCGGCGCTGATTATTGGTAAATTATTCATGGCCAACCCCCTTAATTTCTTCAATCTTGAAGGTTTCCTTACTTGTTTTTAGGATTCTGGCAGGCCTGAAGAACTTCTTAATATATTCTGGCCAAGCATTGAATTTAGTTTCAGAAAGCTTGTAAGCGATGGTGACGTATTCGTAAGGATTATCGCCAAATTCCTTAATCTCAGAAACAGCTTCTTTAAGTTTGGATTGGTCCCAATCTACTCTTTTTGTGACAACGGAAGTTACCTTAAAATTGCCATCATTAAAGTGGATTGTGCCAGTGACCTTATCTTGATTTTGCCTTATATCAGTGACTCTATTTTGATATTTAAGGGATATGGCGGAATCTAGCCAATCCTTTAATCGTTTAGCTTGATCAAGATTGGCAATTGAGTCCTTTTGTAAAGACACCAATTTGCTTATTTCTAGCTCGGATAATTCCCCGATTGGGATATGACGAGCACTCTCTATGGTTAGTGTGTTATTCATAATATTTAAATAATTGAAGT